CGTTAACAGTGCTGATAGTTTCCCCCGCAGTTTTAATCTGCATCTCTTTAACAAGTTCGTTGTAGTACTTCAATGCTTGCGGCGATAGAGGCACCATGCGTGTTTGGTATGTCACTTCAGGCAAGTCAAGACACTGCGCTTTCTCATAGCGTATCGCCGGTTGCAACGCATCAAAGACAGTAGTGCGCGAATCTGGTTTAGGACGCCACTTGAATCTTGTTACAGGAACCATGACCTTATCGCGCCATGCTGTTCTGTATCGCGGAACACCATCAGGATTAACTAAACGTGCGAGTCCGAACGCATCCTCTGGCGATTGTGCGGCTGGCGTTCCAGTCATCATCCACAAGTATGTATCAGGTTTAACTAACCGAGCGAGGGTCTTCCAGCGCTTAGTTGAAGTGTTCTTGTATGCATTTGCTTCATCGATAATGATTAGATCAAACTTGCTTTCAGCGATAGCCTTTTCCACTACACCAACACCGTCATAGTTGATGATGACAAACTGATAGTCACTGCGAATAATTTTCTCGCGCTTAGATGTAGCACCATGTGCTATAGCGCACGTTCTATGCATTGCTGTTTTAAACAAATCGGCTTGCCATGCGCTATGCATGATTGACAAAGGGCAGATAACAAGAACTCGTCTTACTACGCCTTGATTCATTAGATAGTCTGCCGCCCATATAGCCGCAGATGTTTTGCCTGTACCCGCCTCGTTGAAACAGAATGCGCGTCGGTATAGAGAGAGGAACCGTGAAGTATCTCTTTGATGATCGAAAGGCTTAAACATACCCGGCCAGTGGTAGTCTCGCTCGATTGGCGATGGAACCTTAATGCTAGGCGGGGCTATTCTTGCGAGACGTTGCATCTCATCAAGCCCCCAGTTAACGACCACATCGGCAATGCCTTGTGATTCGCTAAGGACTTCACTTTTCTCAATGTAGCGTTCGATTGACTTGGCTACACTGGTAGGACATTTCATCCTAACTAAACTGTTGTTAACTATTTCCATACTACCTTTTTTAAACTAAGTCCCCGTCTTTCCGAGGTGTCCGTTAGTCCTGTCGCACTGGGAGGAACTCATCCTAAGATGAGTAGAAAGCGTTGTGCCGACTAACTGATGCGGTTTCTGCTTTGCCCACTCACACCTAACAGCGTATTTAATATTATGGGGTCTGTTTTTTATTTGTCAAGTTCTTTTACGTTCTTTTTTGCTAGTTTCTGATACGAGGTTTCCCTTAGAGTCGCGTTTGAATGAACGATTCTTCGATGCGCTTTCTATGCGTAGTCCATTTTTGTTTGAACCGCCCTTGTCAAGCGCTACAACGTGTGCAACATCTTTACCCTTGCGTTTGGGTGAAGTTTCCATAACCGTACCAGTATCACGCTTGTCGATAGAGCGACGCCCACGCTGACGTTCCATACGTCGCTCGTGTTCACCACGCTCTTTCTCTTGTTGGTATTCTTTTTTGTAGGGTCTTGGTTTGTTTACGTAGGGCATTATCGTTCCTTGTGGAATTGGCAGACTTTTACTGGACACCAGCCGCATAGTGGCGTTGGGTTCTCTTGCCACTTATCGTTTTCTAAAGACAATTTTAGCCGTTCTAGGTCTGGTTGGAAATCCCTCCAAAGCCTATCTGCGTCTTCTCGTTTGAATTCTTTAGGCACAAAGTGTTCATGCATCACAAATAGCAACCCAGTCTTGGCGGTTTGGATTTCAGGGAAGTGTGCAAAGATCATTAGTGCCATCAACTGCAACTGCTTTATGTCGGGATACTTGTTGCTTCCTGTCTTGTAGTCAACAATATATGCAGTGTCTCCATCCTTGATAACTAAGTCGGCTATGCCCCTGACCCAGTGTTCATCCCACGCGCAGGGATTTTTGTTAACGTCTAAAGCCATCTGAAACTCAGTCAACTTCTCACCATCAATAGCAATTAGAGAGTCAACTTGCTTTTTAAATCTTTGATAGTTGTATGGTAGAGGTTTACCTTCATTTACGTAGTCCTCTAACGCTTTGTGTACCTCAGTGCCATACATCATTTGTTTAGTAGGTTCTTTCTGATATTTTTTTAGAATCCTTGTCTCATGGTATTGACGTGGGCAGTTAATGTATTCTTTTAGTCCTGAGTAAGACCACTTGATTACTTCCATAGTTCAGTTCTTTCTTTAGCGGAGCCTGTTGAAGTCACGATGTTAAGCCTTTTTGGGTTAAACCCTGTATGTTCTTCCCAAAATGTTGAGCCACGCAAAGTAAGAAACCAAGGATGCCAATCATTGTTGGTAACAGTGAGCGTTCCAACATTCATGCGACCGCCAAAGATGTTAAGCGCACAAACGGAATCTACTTTGATACCGCCTGTGTACATACTGCTAGGAGACCTGTTTAACTGAAATGGCCCGATGAATACGGGCATCTCTAAGTCACGCGAATAGGCTGCCGCTTGCTCTAAATGGTCTGCTAGAGTTGTTGCGCTCAAACCATCTTTAAATTGCCAATGCGGAGATAGGTGTCGTTTGACCTCTATACCAAACTGTATTTGTATATCTTCATAAGACGGATGGTCTGCCGTAACAACATAGTCTATGGCTTTGCCACTTTTAGTTTTTACTTGCTCTTCATAACTCCAGTTCTGTTCAGCCACTTGAGCATCAAGCAGACCACGCACTAATGCGGATGCTTCTTTTTCAGTAGAGTAATCAGCGCCAAATATATTAGCGTCTCTTTCTACTTTTTCCCTATGTTGTTCGGGTGTCAGAATAGGTACTCTGAATGCTTCAATATCAAACGTCATCAGCAATCTCCGTAGGTTGCGCCGACCTTCGCTTCACACGCGACTGGCAATCCTTGCGCCCAGTCAGGCGGGGCTGACATGACTCTCGTTACAAACTCTATTGCATCGTCAACCTCATCTTCGGGTGCAACTACAACTGCGGCGTCATGCACGGTTAGAGCAACTCTATACTTATGATTTATCTCACACATCTGCGTACCCACGATGATTCGCGCTAGGGCTTGCACAATGTTCTCAACAACTGCACCGCCCCAAATTGAGACTTCACCCTTGCGTGAATCGTAAACAATCTGTATCTTGCCGTCTTTGTCCGCACGTCGCAAGTTAGGGTATCGGATACGAAAGCCGTTAGGCAAGATGATGCCTTGCTTGTCATAGTGAACACAACTATGTTCACCGAACTGGATTGGCTTGGGAATCTTCTCGTCAATCATGTTCCTGAGCATGTTGTCGGCTTCTCTCCAAAGCGCGATGATTTCGCTATTGCTGTCTCTATATACATTCACAATGCGCTTGCATTCATCTTCATCTAATTTCACACTGACTGGTTGAGAGGTAGCAAGTGTGTGCTGTAACTTCAATGCCCCAGTACCATAACCTAACCCCAGAATACATGTCTTGCCCACAAACCGTTCGGTAGGGTCGGCTTTAGTAACCTTGCGCCCATATACGTTCGATGCAAATATGGAATACACATCTTCACCATCAGCAAACTGCTTGACAACATCCTCTTGTCCAGCAAGCCACGCAAGTACCCTCGCTTCAATCTGTGAAGAATCTGAGTTAATAACCATGTATCCATCAGGCGGAACGATGGCTTTCTTTAGTGCTTTCTTCTTGGGGTCACGGCTAGGTAGGTTTTGGAAATTCACCTTGTCAGTGCCAGACCAACGCCCTGTGTGTGCGCCGTAATACTTTAATGGAATAGGCAGTGCGCCACGATTACGTTTTCCTATATCCATGAAACGCTCAATACGTTTCTCTTCCAAGGTTGACTTCGTGCCTAGTCGCACAGCGCAGAGTTGTTGAATAAAGGGGTCATCATGCTCAGTTAGGGCGATGAAGCCTTCATCCTTTTTTGCTAGTGCGGGGATTTGTTTGCCAGTCGTTACGCTTGTTTTGTACGGCACCTCTACGCCGAAACCAGTTATTACCTCTGCAAACTTTTTATTGCTAGAGAGTTTCTCACGCACTTCCTCTTCAGACGCGCAAGACAATTTCTCCATCAACCCTTGCAGTAGTTGTTGCTTCTCGCTCTGTAACTCTGTTAGACGTTCTTGTAGCGTTGACTGCTCGACATACAGAACGGGTTCTGTAAACATCTTCAGCGTCATGTCAATCAATCTTAGTTCTTCCTGGGGAAACGAAGGGAGCATCAACAAAAATAACTTGTATGTAAGGTCAACGTCGTTGACACAGTAGTCACCGTAAAGAGATAACTCCTCTGCGGTAAAGTCAGTGCGTTGTTTGTTGATTGCTTTGACTACCTCGTCGCCTTTGACTCCGACGTTGTAGCGCGTAGCGAGTTTAGCGAGTGAACCGCCAACCTCTACGCCATGAAGTGCGCGCGCCATGCAGAGAGTATCTGCAAGCGCCATAGGTTTAATACCAAAATGCCATGCCAATATCGCGCCGTCAAAAAGCGCGTTGTGTGCTAGTACGATGCTTTCTTCCCAGTTGAACTGAGCAAGCCACTTACGTGTCGATTCACGATCCCCTGAAAACCAATTCGGGGAACCGTCGTTTACCTGTACAGATACACCAATTACTTCAAACCTAGGGTCACGGATATATTCTTCCGTTGTTTGTGTTCTAAACCCTAGGTCTTTATCAGTGTAGTAAGTCTCAAAGTCAAGTGTTATTAGAGACACTAGCGATGGCTCGGTTTAGATACCAACGCGCTTTGCATAGGTCTTCATACTTGTTACCTTTGTGGTCGGCACGCGCAATGTATTTAACAACATTACCTAGGTTGTACCCAAGTCCTTTTGCTTCGATAAAGTCTATCACTTCCATTCCACCAACTTTGTAATGCGCGGGGCTATCAACCATGTCAGTGTGATGCGTAGTAACAATATCTGCGCCTTGCATAAGTGCTTTGCCTGTGGTTGGATGACGTCGGTATCCTTTCGTCTGTTGATACGCTAACTCTGCCATGTTATCAAATTTTGTCCGTGTGACTGGCGGTAAAGGCGCTTTAGTACCCTCATATGTTTTCTTAGCCTTGTGAACCAAGTTATACACGTAGCCTGTGGTGACGCCAAAATGTTCTGCTATCTGTTTGGCTTTTGCTTTGGGGTGTTCTGCGACATACGCAAGAATGTTTTTTGTTTTGTCTGATGCTTTACGCATTTTATTTCTCCGTTAAATTAAAAGGGGGCTTGTTCAAGTTGGGGTGATGTTTGATGTTTCAATAGTTTTTTATGTAGCCTTTCTAAAATCTTTCCGTCTACTCGCTCGAATGGATTCCAGTCGTTCGCGCATACTTTCGAGATGATTTCTTCGCTCTTCATCAATTGTCTCTTGCGGGATAAAGACTTCCTTGGTTGTAAATCGGTGTTCGTTTCCACATTCTCTCCTTCGTGTATGCCCAAAAGTGGGCGATTCTCTTGTTGTGATTACCGATGTCCAAGTGTTACATATGGGGCACTTCATATGTCTTCTCGGCTAATCATCACTATCGCTATACCTACGGCAACAACAATTATTGCGCCAAGGCACATTAGAAATACCGCCCATGCGATTGTTTCAAGCATTGTTCTTCTCCTTGAGTGTGTAAGGCGCATATTCCACGGCAAGTACTTCAATCCCACCATTAAGTAAACGCCTGACAATGGTGGCGCAGGGTGTGTCTCCTGCTTTGCCCCAATCAACACCCCAACTCACGTCTTTAAGGCGTTCAATCTCTGCTCGCAACTCTGCATTTATCTTAGCCTCCTCAATGCCTTTGCGAATCAAATCACTAGTCACTTGCGTTTCGCGATGCTCCCAATCGCTGTATAGCATATTGGTTCTTGCAAGAAACTCAATCTTTTCATTGAGGCGTTTGATTTCGGCATCCTTGTCATATCCGTGGTATCCGTCTTTATCCATTGTTCTTCTCCTTGAGTTTGTCCATCGTCTGAATTAACGCATCCACTTTGTCAATAGCGTTTTCAATAATTTCATCTATTTCTTCTGGTATAAGCCCAACCCAAGGCTTCTTGTAGTCTTGGATATCATCGTCATCTTCTGCTTTTAATTCGTACTCTATTTCTATGCGCTTAGTCATGTGTTCTTCTCCCCATTGTTCACAGTTGTTTACGCTTTTAAGCCCCATTGCATTTGCTACGGCTCGGTCAAGTGCGGCTCCTGTTAACCTAGTCATCTTCTGTTTCTCCCCACATTGCTTCGTCAATTAACTGACGCTTTACTAACTCTAATACGCCAATCACAGTAGATGTGTATAGCGTCTCGTCATACTTGTGTATCACTTCTAGCAGTTCATCTACCAAACCGCCAGCAACTTTGCCTTGGTTAAAAATCATGTGTTCTTCTCCAACCTAGCCAGTCGGTCACCCAACTCGCGTATCAGCATACGAGCCACAGATAGTTCTTCCATAAGCTCAGAAACTGTAACCTTCCGGCGAGTCTTTTCTGGCGCTTCATACACGGCGGGCTTACTTATCTTTTCCTCACGCGTGGTTTTACGCATTTTTGTCCCAATCGGATTATTTTTTATCACTTCAGAGTGTTTTTGTGCATTTATAACTTCATCGGGATATTTTTCAGGCTCTTCAGCAGGCCAACAACGGATGTGCCATTGCTCGCCGTACTCTTTGATTGTCTGTACGGGATAACCCTTATTAACAATCCAATCACTCATCTGCCCATCTGTCTCGGGGTAATAGATAGCAGGGAATCCGTGTTTCCAACCCTCGGGCG